CCCTGAGAACGTAATCACGAAAAAGGAAATCCCCCCACTACCAGCCGCCGCAGGTGGACATGGTAATCAAAGAAAATCAATCAATATCGTGTGAGGTAAATTATGGCAGCAGTTGTAAAAAGTACGAAAGCCGGTTACGACGCATATAGCGCGTCTGTGAAAACGTCAGTTATCAGCGAATTAATGACCGCCGGGCCAGGCGCGGCTTTTCAAAAGCTCGTCCCTGTTTATGGCGACTCGGATGGGAAGTTACGCCCCGCCTATGACGACTCAACCGGCGTTAAGTTTGACGGATTTTCAGCGTCAACGAATGACTCTGACGGCGGTCTGCCGTGTTCGTTGCTCACTCGCGGCGCGATTCTCGAATGGCTTGAAGACAGCGACGATTACACGCCGTTTACCCTGTTTTATGTTGGCGCAACAAACCAACTCGAAACAACCGGCACGACTCCGGTTGCGCTCTCCATCAACAACAAAGAAATTGTAATCATCGCTGGCCCCGGCGTGAGATCATAGGAGAATGCAGACATGACTAAATATGTAGGTACTTACTCCCTTGAAGATTTATTGGCGCAACGGTTTACCCCCGCTTCGCAGTTCGGTTTCGACAATATCGCCCGCGCAATTCAGGCACATCTCGACTGGCTAAATGGGCAGGTCGCTGATCAAATGGGCTTGATTGCAGAATCATCCACCGATGTGCGCCGTGTGTGGGGTGGTTCTGAAAACATGCAGATGAAAGAAGTTGATGAACTCGGCGTTGCCCGTACCCAAAAGGACACCAACGGCGTAGAAATCGACTTCCCACTCCGCAAGTTCTCCATCTCGACTGGCTGGACTTCGGACTTCATCGCCCGCGCAACCCCCGCCGATCTTGCTCAAAAGGCTCTTGACGTTGAAACCGCTTATGTCACTCGCTTACGTCAAGAACTCTCCGCCGCTCTGTTTGGCAAGGCCAACTACTCGTTTGTAGACTGGCTTGGTGACGGTACGACTTTGGCGATCAAGAAACTTTTGAACGCTGACGGTACTGCGATCCCGAACGCCCCCGACGGTACGACCTTTGCAGGGACTCATCAGCATTATGTCGGCACATCCGGCGCATCACTCGCCTATACCGACATCGACACCCTGATTGCCAACGTCACCGAACACATGCTCGGAGGCGTGAAGCTGTTCATCAATCGCGCAAACGTGGCGACCTTGACCGCTCTCTCTGGTACAAAGTTCACCGCCTTGACTCTCGCAGTCGTGGCAGTACCAGGGCGAACAAGCGGCACGGTTGTCACCGACTCCGTGCAAGATGACCCAGACAACAAGCTGGTCGGTTATTGGGCTGGTTATGAAGTTCACACCCGCTCATGGGTTCCTTCTGGCTATTACATGGCCTTTGCGACCCAAAGCCCGCAGAAGCCGATTGTTCACCGCCTTGACAAGTTCACTGCGTTGAACGGTATGCGTATGGTCTACCAGTTGAACGCCCATCCTTTGACCGCTCAGACTTTTGAGTCCGAGATCGGGTTCGGTGCATGGGGCAGACACGCCGCCGCTGTTCTTGACGGTGGTCATCAAACGACCTACTCAAACCCTAGCGGTTTGGTTCGGTAAACTCCTTACAGTCCCCCAGCGTGTCCACCTACACGCTGGGGGCAAAGGGTATCTATGGCACTCGCTGACTACATCACTTCAAACTTTGGACAGGTCAAGACTCAATTGGGATGGTCTGATTCTTTGCAACTCTCTGCAATCACGGACAAGACGCTCGAAATGTACGGCGTTGCAACCGAAGCCGAGGCGACCAATGCGAAGAAACTTCATGCCATTGCGGATATTGCAGTTTGGCGTCAAGCCCTAGCGGATGTGTCCCTTGATTACAATTTCAGCGCGGACGGGGCGAACTACTCACGAAGCCAACAGGCCGACATAATTCGCAAGAACCTTGACGAAGCGATCAATAACGCGGTTGTCTACCTGTCCACTTACGCTATCGGCGTGAGTTCGTCCGATGACCACCCCGACTGGACAGCATGAGAAAACTTACCGCCGCCGAAGTCGCACGGATGGACACCACGCAAGGCGAGTCATTCAATGACGCGGTGACGCTCTACACTCACACCGCCGGACAGGATTCGCTTGGTCAAGCAATTGACTCTTTCGACTCTGGCAACCTTATCACGTGTGGAATCCTCACACAAAAGGAATACCGCAATTTTAGAGGCGAAGTTGTCACGATAGACGCGGATGCGGTTCTTAGGTTCGCCATGTCTCAGGCTGTGAGTATTGGCGATAAGGTCATCAGTGACGGCGTGACGTACTTTGTGGACGGCGTGCAACTCGGGCGCAATGTGAAAATCATCCCATTGAAGGAAATCAAAATCTAATGCCCGCTGTAATCGCAGGAATGTCAAAACTCACCGCACAACTTGAAGCCGTCGGCTTGGCTTTCACCGTAGACGATTTGGTTGAAGGTGCGCTGGTAATTGCGGTACAGGCTGAGAATAACTGCCCAGTTGATACTGGGTTCCTTCGCTCGACTGTCTTTGTGCGTGAGGTCGGTAACGATGTAGAGGTTGGTTTTGAAGCCCCGTATGCGTCATATGTCGAGTTCGGTACTTACAAAATGGCGGCACAACCGTTCTTGCGTCCGGCTCTGGACGAAGCCGAATTAGCCGCCCTGAGTGCCGTTGTGGACAGTGTGCAAAAGAATATGAGAGACATTACCAAATGACAATCGAATCTGTCATAGTCGGCAAACTTCAATCCGTTGGCGCGGTATATCCGCTCTCCCTACCGACAGGCGCAACCCTTCCCGCAATGGTGTATCAGTTCATCAGTGAAATACCCATGCGTCATCACGGCGGGGAAGATATGGTGCGCCGCCGCTTGCAAGTTGCATGTTGGGCAAAGACTTACGCCGCCGCCGTTACTTTGGGCGATAGCGTCCGCGCCGCGCTCAATCTCAATCAAACAAATATCGAATTGATAACCGCTGAGAATATCAGCGACTTCAAAGACCCCGCAGCGGAGTTATATCGTCGCATCGTGGAATTTTATGTATGGAATTAATGAGGTGTAAAAATGTCACAAACTAACTATGGTGTAATTCTTGGAAAGCAGGACAGCACTTTGCTTTATCCGACTATTGGCGAGGTTGTTTCAGTAGACCCAGCCGAAATGATGGTGGAGGCAGTTGAATCAACTCATCACGGCTCTGGGGGTGTGCGTACTTTCGTATCTTCCAAACTCGCAGAAGTCGCCCCTTTTAAGGCAACTATCAATTATGTAAAAGCAGACATTGCCACGCTCTATACTGATATGCGGAATGGCACGATTAGCCGTTATCAGATGGCGTATGATAGCCTGAACGCTGATCGGTTCGGTGCGCTCATCACAAATATCAAGCCGCTGACCGCAGACGCTAAGAAGCCGGAAGTGCTCAAGGCTGAAATCACATTCCGTCCTACTGACTCATTCTCTATCAGTTCCTAATGATTTCTAAAGCTGAATTACTCAAACCAAAGACCGCCTCCATTGATGTAGATGGAGGCACTATTACTATCCGTGCATTAAGCGCGGAGTATGCAATGGGCTTGCGTGGCAAGGACTTGCAAGGCTCGGACATCTTCGACATTATTGCCGACTCCATCGTAGATGAAAAAGGCGAGAAGATGCTCACGGGGCAGGAAGTTGGCACGCTTGCGATTACCACCCTTGAGCAAATCATCAAAGGCATTTTTGCTTTCAATAAACTCGGAGCGAAGGCAGTTGAAGAGGCTGTGAACGAGCTAAAAAAAACGGACGGTTCGACTACCAACTCGCCCGCGCTTTAGGCTGGCGGTCAGTGGAAGAAATGCTGGCAACCATGAGTATGAGCGAGTACGTCCATTGGGTTGCGATTTACGAGACCGAACCATTCCCCGAAGAACGAGCCGACCTGAGAGCCGCGTCAATAATACAAGCTCTTATTTTAGGGCGTGTAAAAGACATTCCTAAAATATCAGACATAATGATTGACTTTGATTATTGGGGCGAGAATGTCCCTGTAAAGCAATCGCCCGCACAAATCAAGGCAAACATGGAACTTATAAAAGCCGCGACAAAGAAGCCCAAAAAATGATACTTGAAAAACTAACGATCCCCATAGGTTTTGACACTGGCCTTCTTTTGGAAGGTATCAAGGCAATTGAAGGACTCATCACCGGCGCGATTGACCGTACCCGCGATTGGGCGGAGGGAATGGACGCGCTCGGTGATGTGACTGGCATGTCAACGGATAAACTCGCGGCATGGTCATTTGTGACCCAAAAAGCGGGCGTTGATATGGAGTCCTTTACAAGCGCGACTACCATCATGGCGAAGGGCTTGCTTGATTCAACGGGCGAACTCAGTACTACCGGCAAGGCGTTGCAGGATTTTGGCGTTTCAGTTCTTGACGCGGGCGGGAATGTCCGAGATCAAAGCGCATTGATGGAGGACATCGGAAAGAAGTATGCGGAGTTTGGCACACAGACAGAGCGCGTAGATTTTCTAACCAATGTCTTTGGGCGAAGCGGCGCAAAGCTCATTGATGTATTTGACACAATGGCGGCTGAGGGCGGGATTGACCAAGTAAAGAAAAAGGTTGAAGGGCTCGGCCTTGTTCTTGACCCTACGCAGTACGAGGACTTTCAGCGCAATTTGAACGAAGTCAATCTGACATTTACCGGCCTTGCGAACGCTTTTACGGGGCCACTTCTACCAGGGGCGCAAGGAATCCTCAAGACGTTTACGGACTGGTTACAATCTCCGTGGGTTGTGGATGGTATCAAGAACATCAGCGAGAAACTTGGAACGCTTGCAAGCGATATTGCCGCAGGTCTTGAAACTGGAAACTGGGATAAATTCTTTTCTGACTTCAAAGACTTTACAGGCGTAGATATTCAACCGTTGATTACTGAATTAGGTAAGTTCTCCGACTGGGTTATCAACGAAGGAATCCCGAAATGGACTCAGTTTATCGACAACACAAAAACAGGTATGGCGGATTTTTCAGCAAGTAGTCAGGTGGAAACATCCGCAATCAAACAGCATTGGGGCGAATTGCTTGACGCAATCGGCCAACGCTTTAACATCGTTTTTGGTGACGGTAAAAGGTTGGTACTGGATTGGAAACAAATCGGAATCACCGCTCTGCAAGCCGTTGACATTATCCTTTTCGGTCTCACGAAAACATGGGAAGCGTTCAATAGTTCATTGCAGAAAACCATCGACCTATTCAGCGTGATAGCGGGTAAGTCCAGCGTATCCGCTCCGGCAGGGTATACGCCGTATCAGGGATATGGACAGGCATTTTCTACGGGCGGAGGCAGTTCACCGAATCGCCGCGCTTCTGGCGGCTCTGCAAATGGCCTGACATGGGTCGGAGAGCGCGGCCCCGAACTTGTGAACCTCCCTAACGGTTCATATGTCAACAATAACCAGTCAAGCGCGAACATGGGCATTGATTACTACAAACTTGCCTCCATCCTTGCAGTAGAGTTTGCAAAGGCGCGTGATTAATGGCCGAATATCTTGAAGCAATCACTACCGAATATTATGACGGCTCTGCATGGGTCAACATCACTGCTTACGTTGTCGGCGACATCAAAGGCAATAACGGTCTCGGAGGGTGGAAGCCCGAAATGCGCGTTGCCGTTCTTGGCACGCTCAACATCACCCTGAACAACAAAGGCAAGTTTTTCTCCCCCATGGGCGGGGATGCTGTGCGCGGGTTGTCCACGCTGACAGGGTTCAACAAAGGTGCAAAGTTACGCATATGCGGAACGTATAGCGGATTTGTAAAAGATGTTTGGGTGGGTCGCATTGCGAGTATTGACTCAGACGATTTGAATTGGGGCAATGAGCAAACGCGCATCATGGCAGTAGACTTCATGGATATTCCGACAAAGTTTCCTATGAAGGGAGCAACCATTGCACTTGACAAGCGCATTGATGAAGCGATGGCACTCATCATGGCGCGGTTGAGTATCCAGCCAGAAGCAACAGATTTTGAAACTGGCTCGTTTACATTCCCCGCCGTGTTCGATAACGTCCAACGTAAGACAATGGCAATGTCCGAGTTTACAAAACTTGCAAACTCAGAACTCGGCTATATCTATGTCAGGCAGGACGGCACGCTAGTATCCGAGGGGATGCTTACCCGTCACGGCTGGCGGGCGTTGGATGAAGTATGGATAACGCAAGATGATGGCTTTTTGCTCATGGAAGATGGCGGGTTCCTGCTGCTTGAAGATGGTGGGAAAATCATCCTTGACGCGGGAGCCTATGAAGACGCCGCGCTTGCAACGGACGCAGAGAATTACAATATTTTTGTCGGCGAAGATGACCTGCTAAACGCATCCATTATCCGCGCTCACCCCGTTGTCACTGATACAAGCCTGAAAGTTTTATACAGTCTTGGCACTCCCCTTTATATTCAGCCAGGTAAAACGGTAGAATTTTCAGCGCACTACACCGACCCGAGCGGGTTGTCTCAGGTATCGGGAACGAACTTGCAGACCCCCGTTGCCACGACTGACTATCTCGCCAACACGACCAAAGGCGGCGGCGGTACAGATAAGACTTCTGACCAAGTAGTGACCGCGACTTATTACGGCGACACTGTTTATTATTCAATCGCAAATAACGCCACCGCTGGCGTTTGGATCAACTTCCTGCAAGCACGCGGGTACGGCATTTATTACGGGAACAGCATTGAGTCAACTAAAGACGACGAAGACTCTCAATTAGAGCACGGATACACGCCTTTTCAGTTTGACATGCGTTACCAAAAAGATACATACCTTGCGAATATGTACGGGCTTTCAGTGATCGAAGAATATAAAGACCCAAAGTCAAGGATAACGAAAATGAAATATCTTGCGAACCTGAACAAAAACCACATGATGAGTTTTTTGATGCTGACTATCGGGTCTCTGATTTTAGGGACTGAGGACAGAAGCGCAATCAGTAATCATTATTACATCACTGACCGCGCCTTTACTATCAAGCAGGGCGGGATAATCAATGTGGAATATGGCGTCAAGCAAAACGATAGCTACTTAAGCGGCGGTTTGGAGCCTGTAACCGTTGAATTTGCGGGCGGGACTTCTGAGGACGTTATCGAGTTTGGATACCTTCCTCATGTTTCAAACTTACCAGACCGCAGTTTTTCGGCGTGGATTTATGTCGATGCTTTTGACGCTTCAATTATTAGAATAATTATGTACAACGCCTCATCTATTGCTGGGGCTAGAATATATCTTGCAAATACGAAAATCGTTTTCTCTGACCCGTTCACAACTTCGGGCGGCGTGTGGATTCAGACAACCGCCAATATCACAACCGGCGCATGGCATCATATTGTTGTGACTTACAACCGTTCGAGCGTTTCAAATGACCCGATTTTATATGTTGATGGTGTGGCGTCAGCTCTTACCGAGCTCACGGCTCCGGTGGGTACTGCAATGGATGAGACAGGCGCAAGGCTACAAATTGGAAATACTAACAATACGGCTGGCGTTTATGTTCTCGCGTTTGACGGGAAAATATTCGACCCGCGCATTTACAACCGCATCCTGACCGCCGCCGAAGTGACGACCCTCTACAATGCTGGCGTGCCTGACACCTCCCTTGTAACGGACGGGCTTGTGTTTCAGGCGTTCGCAACCTACGCCGACAGACCGATTGCGGCAGGGACAACCCTTACCACTTCGGACAGGCTCATAGAGAATATCATCCGCGCCGTTGGAATCCCTCACGGGTCGCCCATCATCCGCGCCAACCCATAGGAGTAACAATGGCAGACCAAAAAATCACACAACTTACGCAAGTCACATCCTTAAGCGACAGTGATTTATTTGTCGTTTCGATCAACGTCGGGACAGCCCCAGTAACAAGGGCAATCAAAAAGTCAGACGCTATACCAACCAGTACGGGCGGCGGCGCAAAGTACCCTTGTGATGGAAGGCTAACGCTTGAGACAGGCGTGCCCGTTTCGACAACTGACCAAGCCAACAAGACAACCCTTTATTTCACGCCTTACGCGGGGAATCAGGTCGGATTGTATGATGGCTCTTCCGCTTGGACTACATTGTCATTTGCGGAATTGTCCCTAAACATCACCGCGTTCACCGCCTCAAAACCGTATGACATTTGGATTTACAACAATGCAGGAACCGCCGCGCTTGATAGCACAGTCTGGACAAGCACAACAGCAAGGGCAACGGCTCTTGCGTTGCAGGACGGCGTACTTGTAAAATCTGGAGCCACAACCCGCCGCTATCTTGGCACAATCTATATGGACTCTGCAAGCAAGTGTCAAGATACTTTCAAATTGCGCTATGTTTGGAATTACTACAACAGAGTAACAAAGCCGATGTATAGCCTAGAGGCAACCGCTTCATGGTCTTATACAACGGCGGCATGGCGTTACCAAAACAACTCATCCTCAAACAGGCTCGAAATGATTGTAGGTGTTTCAGAGTCGCCAATAAAGATATTTTTCTATGAGACGGCGTACAACTCAAGCAGTGTTCTTTCGGCGTGGGGTGGTATTGGCGAGGACACATCAACAAGCTATTCAGGTACGGCGGCTTATGTGTCATCGGGTACAGCAAATGCAGACTGTACCGTTATGGCTGTTTTGATAAAGACGCCCGCCGTTGGCTTTCATTATTACGCCGCCATAGAATATGGAGCGGCAAATACCGTCTTCCGAGGAACCCACGCAACGGCGGCGATCAAATCCCCAATATTAGGTGAAGTCCCATGCTAAAAAATTTCAATCTACCCAAACTTTCAAAAGAATTGATGAAGGCTGGCATATCCCTGCAAGGCAATTGCAACTCTCAGGGCGTTGTGTGGGATGACGATAACAACGAAATACAAGACCGCGCCGATGTTGTCGCCGTTCTCAAAGCGCATGACCCTATTGATTATTCAGCGGTCAATCAAGCCGCTCGTTTGATTTTGGCTAAGGATGCTGTAAAAGCGATTCCATCATGGGCGAAATGGACAGAGAAAGAATCTTTGTCATGGGTGCAAGCAAACATCAGCACGCCGCTTGCAGACGCAAGGGCGAGTCTACCTGCTACACTGACACTGGCAACCGTCCGAGCCGCGTTTTTTGTCTTGCTCGGAATCTTGGATAAGATGCTCGTTTTGATGGTCGCACTTACCAGAATGTCAGTCGCGCTCAGGAATAAAAACTGGCCTGAATTACCAGAGGAATAATGCCGCGTAATCCAGGCAAACCCCCGTCAAAGCCTTTCACAAAAGGCGACCCGCGAATAAACCGCAAAGGCAGACCCAAAATGGGAGAGACCTTTGCGGGCTATGTCCGCGAATTTATGGAAGCCGAGGACGAAGCGAAAGGAACGATTGTCGCCGAAATGATGGCAATCGCGGTCAAGCGGGCGAAGATGGGACAGTTTCAATTTTGGGAGGCGTTGGTCAATCGCGCTTATGGCAAAGTGCCTGAAAAAGTGGAAATGGTAAGCGAAGAAAAGCCCGACCTATCCAAACTCACTAATGAAGAAATAGAGACGCTGAAATGCTTGCTGGAAAAAGCCAAGTCACAATAACCGATCTTGACGCGGAACTTCTCAGGCGTGATTTTCATTCCTTTGTTGTATCTGCATGGGATAAGGTCGAAAAAGGCACAACCTTTCAGGACGGCTGGCATATCGAAATGCTGGCTGATTATCTTCAAGCGTTGTTTGAAGGGCGCATCCCGTCAAACTCTCTTATGGCAAATATCCCGCCGCGCCACATGAAAAGCCTTTTGTGCAATGTGTTCTTTCCCGCGTGGGTCTGGACAAAGACACCCGCCGCGAAATTCCTTTGCTTCTCATTCTCCGAGGCTCTTACCTTGCGGGATTCGATGAAGTGCCGCGAGTTGATTGCCTCACGTTGGTATCAGGAACGCTTCAAGGTAGAAATAAACAAAAGGCAGGATAGTAAAGAGAACTTCCAAAACACATACGGCGGCTATCGCGTTTGTTTTGGTACAGGTGGGTCTATCACGGGGCAAGGCGGGGATTATCTCATCATTGATGACCCATTAGATGCGACAAAGGCCAGCAGCAAAGCAGAGCGTGACCGCGTGAATTACACCTATGATAATTCAATTCACATGCGCGGGAATGACCCAAAGACCGTAAAAAAGATATTAATAATGCAACGGCTCCACGATGAAGATTTATGCGGTCATATCATTGCACGCGGCGACCCGTGGGAACTACTGATACTCCCTGCTGAATGGGAAGGCGTGAGGCGTTTCAATTCGTCCATCGGATTGGAAGACCCGCGCACAGAAGTAAACCAGCTTCTTTGGCCGGAGCATATCGGGCGAAAAGAGATCGAGATTCTAAAACTTCCGTTATCATCCATCGGCGTGGCAGGGCAATTCCAACAGCGACCCACTCCGCTTGTCGGTGCAATCTTCAAGCGCGACTGGTTCAAAATCCGCAAAGAGGCTATGCCGTGTGTGGGTCGTTACTTCTCGTGGGACACCGCCGCGAGTATTCAAGACACCGCCGCGTACACTTGCGGGATTGCGGGCGAGTTGACCCCAGACTATAAGCTATATATCCGTGACATTTGGCGCAAAAAGATTGAGTTTCCTCAATTGCAATATGCCATTGAGGAGCAAGCGAAGAAATACGGCGGCATGAAAAGCGTGGTCATGCGGGATATAATCATTGAAAACAAATCGTCAGGTATTCAGGTCATCCAGTCGATGAAGCAGATCAGCCCGTTTGCGGAGCGCGTCATGCCCTATACGCCGAAAGGTGACAAGATAGCACGCGCATACGAAGCGGCGAAATGGTGCGAAAAGGGATGTGTGATACTCCCTCCCCCATCCGATGAGGGCTCTTGGATGTTCGACTTTGAAGCGGAGTTATTCAACTTTCCAAACTCGGCATACATGGATCAAGTGGACGCACTCTCTCAACTCTGCGATTATCTGAGTTACTATCTCGCCGAAGGATTACAAGCCCGTACAACGGGAAGGACAATCATACAATGACAATTCTAAATAGTTTATGGGACTTAATCACCGGCACAAACAAAGAGGGGCCAGGCGGGATTCCATCCGCTTTACCTTACGACTACAATCAACTCTACGACGTGCTTTATGACCTGTACAATAACGACGATTCAGTCGTTCCCGACGACACGACCCGCCGACTTCGTACGGTTGTTAATCGCTCTGTGGAGTTCTACGCCTCAAAAATGTTGCCAGGGCAAGAGTTGAAGGTCGAAACAAGCAAAGAGACTGAGGACGGAAGAAAATCCGACAATCCACAACTCAAAGCCGCGATTGAGCAAGTCATCAAAGACAGTAACATTGCCAATAACAAAAGCCCCATGATTCGCGGGTTCGCTCTATATGGTGATTCGTTTATCCGCGTGCGTGGCGATAAGCAGAAAACCTACCTTGAAGATATATCCCCGTTCTTTGTGACCGACTTCGAGGAAGACGGGCGCGGGTTCTTGACTTACCTCCGCATTGACATTCCTGTCTTGGATGATAACGACCTCCCTGTAAACTATACCGAAGTGTGGGATGTAGAAACTCAGACCTTGCAAATCTGGCAGGGACAAACATCCCGCACAACGCCAGTCAAAGAACTCGGAAGCCCAAAGGAAACAACCTACCTTTCAGAGTTGGGTATAAACTTCATTCCCATAGTGCATACCAAATTCAGGGACAATGGCGACCTACGCGGGCAAGGATGTGTTCATCACGCGCTTGACAAGCTATACGAAGCCAACCGCATGGCGACCCGTTTGCATGATTTACTCTTTGCGTTTGGGGAGCCTGCTTTCGCAATGTCCGCAAATGCAACAGACGCGCAAGGGCGACCACTTCCCCCGCCGCGCGTGGATGCAAGCGCAAGCAATGCGCCCGCTTCAAGTTCAACATTGTCATCTATCGGCGGTGTAATTGCTCAAATATTCGGGAGGGTAATATCTCTTCCAGGC